ATGAAACCTTCCCCATCTGTTCACCAGGATGAAAACGATGTCGACAGCGAAGAAAAAGAGCAAGGAACGGAGATTGAGGTAAACGAAGACGCCCTGCCCTCGCGCGCGGCGGCGATACATGAAGAGATTCGCCAGGATGGCGAAAAGGAGCTGGAGCGCGACGGGATGGCGCTGCTCTGGTCGGCGATTGCCGCCGGCCTGTCGATGGGCGCCTCGCTGATGGCGAAAGGAATTTTTCAGGTACATCTTGACGGTCTGCCCGGCGCCTTTTTGCTGGAGAACCTGGGCTACACCTTCGGCTTCGTTATCGTCATTATGGCGCGCCAGCAGCTCTTCACCGAGAATACGGTGACGGCGGTGCTGCCGGTGATGCACAAACCGACGCTGGGCAATATTGGCCTGCTGCTGCGACTGTGGGGACTGGTGCTGCTCGGCAACCTGATCGGTACCGCCCTCGCCTCGATCGCCTTTGCGGAGATGCCGATTTTCGACGATGCGACGCGTCAGGCCTTTAGCGCCATCAGCCAGAAAGTAATGGAGAACACGCCCGGCGAGATGTTCGCCAATGCGGTGATTTCCGGCTGGATTATCGCGACGATGGTCTGGATGATGCCGCAGGCGGGTGCCACCAAGCTGATTGTGATCGTGATGATGACCTGGCTGGTGGGACTGGGCGATCTGGCCCATATCGTGGTGGGCTCGGTGGAGATCCTCTATCTGGTCTTTACCGGCCAGATCAGCTGGTATGAGTTTATCTGGCCGTTCGCGCTGCCGACCCTGCTGGGCAATATCACCGGCGGTACGCTGATTTTCGCATTAATCAGCCATGCGCAGATCCGCAACGATATGAGCGAGGCGGCGAAAGCAGAGGCGAAAGCGAAACAGCGCGAAGCGAAGCAGCAGGAAAAAGCGCGCTAAGCTGTTGAGGAAATGAGCAAACGCGCCGCAGCTGGGTTATTCTTGCGGCGCATTTGCGCTATACTTCGCGCCGCCGTCCCCTTAGTTAAATGGATATAACGAGCCCCTCCTAAGGGCTAGTTGCAGGTTCGATTCCTGCAGGGGACGCCATTCTGGTATGAACCCGCCGCCACCGACACGAACGCGTTTCCTTTCCTGCTTTATTTCAGGCCATGTCCGGGTAATCAGCTTTTCACGCTTATGGCTGTCGCCCTTGAAAAGATAAACACGCTTTCCTTCCCCTACCGACAGCGTTTTCGTCATAAACTGCAGCGAAAAGTACGTTCAAGGCGTTTCTTTGAAGTTCCCGCGCCTTTTCTTCACTCATCTGTATCAGCAGAAAATCTGCCGGATTGCAGGCCACAGAATAAGTTATTCAGCCATCAATCAGACCCAGGGTTACCCTTCCGCGCAGAGCCGACAAAAACCACCGCGTCATAACTGCGCGACGTCAGGCTGTTCATGGGTTCAACACTATAGGGCGTCAGTGCCGCATCCCAGGGGAGTGAACTGCCCCACCCAAAGGCACGCGCATGTCGCGTTTAAACGCCTCAGCGGCTGGCATTCGATGTAGAGCTTTGAAGAGTTCAGATACGTCTTGGCGTATCTCAGCAGCTGAGACGTATATAATGACTCACACTCCTCGACGATATCTATAATACGTATCTCTGTAGCCAGTGCTTCTCGAATTCATCAACAATACTTTGCGCTTCTGAAATCTGATGCGGAGACCACCCACGATCGCGTTCGAGCCTGTCAGGCCATGTATCCAGTACCTGTAAAACAGACTTCGCCAGCATCGCTATCTCGCGATGTTCTTCATTAAGAGGTATGAGCTGGCTGAGCGCAGCTTCAAGCTTTACGCGCTCATTCTCAGACTGAAACCAGTCCTTACGGGATTTAGGATCCATGCGGGAAGGATCATGAAGTGTTTCAGGTGTGGCAGCTTCATCAGGGGTAAAGAGAACAGGACCGATGTCCTTAAGGGCATAGACCGGATTTCCACGAATGTTTCCGGCGGATGCAACCTGAGCGTTCATGATTTTCTTTCTGACTGTCTTACGATCTATGCCGAAAGCTTCAGCAATTTTCGCAATACTCCAGTTATAGGCATCCCCGATTCTGCTGATGTCTGACATTCCTCACCTCAACACACCAGCTCAGTTTCGGATTTACTTTTTAATATCATGTAATTAACCGCTATCCACCTGTCCCTGCTTTTGGCGAAATGGACACCTCATAAGCCGATTTAACTCTTAGATTCAATTAGTTACGACACGTGGTACTGTCCCTATGAAAATCGCAAAACTAGCTGTTTTCTGCGGGGCCGCCGCCTCGTGGACAGGGTATCCCTCCGGAAGGACCCGCAGGGTCAGAACGTCGCAGGACAGTAATTTTTTTACTGAAGCATCTTATTCATCTCTGATACAGTTTCTGGCGCAGCTTTTGAAATCAACGGGACACTCAGGAAGAACTTCTCTTGTTTGTCGATGAATGCCATAAACTTACCAAGGATGAGAAATGCCAGAAATTATCAAACGGTCATCTAAAAATGCTGGTGATGCGGGCGAATACTATATTGCTTACATGCTTTCACGCCTTGGCATTAGCGCAGCTCTTACAACAAGCGGTTCTAGCGCTGTTGATATAATCGCTACTATCAATGGCTCAAAAAGTATTAGTATTCAGGTCAAAGGTTCTTGGGCAAGAAGCCAACCGCGACAATGGATGGTTGGAAAACATATGCCAACCATTTCTCCTGATTATTTCTATGTTTTCTGTAATATGTCTGAAGACATTGCTAATAAAAGTGCTCCCGAAGTTTTTGTTGTGCCCAGTGAAATAGTCGCTAGTCAATCAACATGGCAGCATAGTGTTCCACTATTCAAGATTGGGAAAGGTGAGGATTCAAAATACCTCGACCGCTGGGACTTTATCCAGTCAGCACTGGCACACACTCCATCTTGAGCACATCATCCGGCGTAAGACACCCTCACGCACCATCTTGCTGAGCAATGCCGATAAAGCCATTCACGATCTCTGGCTGTGACGGTTCATTATGCCAACACAGGTTTCGCCGGATTTGGTGGTACGGTGATGCGGTGAGTATCGGCTCTGCTGGCTCCAATAAAAAAACCTCCCGAAGGAGGTTATTTGTCAGAGTAGGGTTCGAACCCACGCTCTTGCAGTATCAGTCACGTGCACCACTGCTTGATGTAGCTCATGTCACGCTTTGTCCCGTCAGAGCTTTCGCTCGGCCATCTCGCGCACCTGACTTCTAAATCATATACAAGCTTCGCGATGCTTAAAAGCGTGGCTAATCGTTATCAATCGCCGGATTATTCATCATCGGGCGACCTTGTAAATGAACCCAATAACAAGGTTTTTAGCTAAGCAAGGTTTCTGGATAACCACTCAGCCGCCGCGCGCATTTGCTTAATGGCCTCGCTTTTTGCCAGTGCCTCTAAATCTACAAGGGTTGTATCATGCTTGTAAGGCAACTTCAGATACAGAGACACGTTTTCACCACCCGAGTCGGGATCGGTATAAATCGTTACTTCTGCATAGACAGCGTTTCCTTTGACACGTGTGAAGTTTCCAACGTCTATTTCCATTTTTCACTCATGTGCTGATGCATTGAACCAGAATTATGCATCATCACAAGTCATGCAAAAAGCCGGGAGAATTATTGTTACCTCAGGCATTGCTCTCTGATGTACTGCTGCAAACCGGCTATTTGCTTTCTGACGAGCTCGATTCGACGTCTGAGAGTGAAATAATCCCGTTCAGCGGACTTAGCAGATCGGGTGCGGGCTGCATCATCCACGCCGCTGGCGCCGGGGGCTTTACCTTCTGGCATGGCAGAACGGCGGGTTTTGAGGTACAGCCGCTTGCGACCAGCAATAACGTCATGACGAAGCTGCTCAATAGTCGCCTGAGCATCGGCTAACTCCTTCGTGTATTTCGCATCGAGCGCGGCAACCTCACGCTGTCGCCTCTGCATTTCGCAGATAGCGGCGTCCTGCTGCTTCGCCAGCTGTTGTGTCTGATGAGCTGTCGCACGCCACTCTTCGGCTTTGTCGTGATAATGGGTGGCGAGCAGACCGGTCCCCATCGCAACCAGACAGAGGCAAAGCAGCACATACCGCATCACTTCACCCCCTTCAGGCAAAGCTGCCTTTCTTCCTCGCGACGTGTCGCCAACCCAGGCAGCTCTTTGCCCCCACCGAAAACCCACCGGGGAAATTCATTACATCCGTCCACCAGCTGCCCATGGCGGAAATAGCGGAACATTGTTGATTTCTGCATTTTTGGGCAGCCGACATTAAATGCGATCGAGACCGCAGCGGAAAATGTGTTATCCGGCAGCCGGGCACCAGCGGCGTAGCGATTTACGCATGCTTCGGCGTCCAGTATGTTTTGTTGCCAGTCTGCGGCTATCTGTTCGTCAGTCTTGCGTGTGCCTGACTTAGCACCGTGTGTATTGCCTATACCGTCGGTGATAATACCTGCCGGACATGTGTACGGCTCACGCCGGCAACCCTCTGCATTACCAATGAGTTCCAGTCCGCGCTGGTTGGTGCGCACCTGGCCGCCCGAAAGCACGATTGCAACGATGACACCAACAGTACATACCGCGCCTGCTGCGCCAGCTTTTCTGTTAATTGTCGGCATCTGTCTTCCTCTCGCTTTCAGTTGCTTTAGCCACGATTTCAGCAGCGGTTGGACGCTCGCTTTCCGGCTTAGCGATAACGCTGTCCAGATAGGCTCTGAGCATCTCTGTTCGCTTGCGCTCTTCCTCCAGCAGCTGTCGCCTTTCGCGTCGCGAGGCATAATAGGTTTTGATCGTGAAGAACGCGGAGATCGCTGCACCGATGCAAAAAACGCAGTCGTAAAGCGTCAGCGTCGAGAAGAACGCCAGGCACGCTGACCACCAGTACGGCATTTGATGAGATGTAGAATCCATACGATGCATGCCCTGCCCTTTCTGGTGTGAATAACGATGGGGTGAGAAGAAAAAAGCCGCACGTTGGCGTGCGCAGGGTGCGCGATGGGAACCAGCGGCGACTTTGGGTATAAAAAAAGCCCGCCGAAGCGAGCTTTATAGATACAATTTGTTGAGGCTCATCGTTAACAACGGGCTCTGCAGTCCTCGCAGAGATATGCAAAGACCACATTTAGCGCAGAAATAACCTTCCTCACTCATCTCACTGCCGCGCAGGCAGCTCCTTAATTACAGATGAGTAGAAAATCATGTCATTAACAGTAGGTAAATGGGTTGAAAGCTATTCACTTGCAGTGCAGGCAAGACACGCCAGCGGCGAAATAAAAGCGAAAACAGTACAGGACTATATAAGGCTTGCGCGATTCTGTTGCAGAGTTTGGGGCGATCGTCAGCTGATGAGCATCTCGGCTTATGAGATCAGCCGGATTATCAATGAAAAAGCCCAGGAAACCCCATACGCAGCTCGCCGGCTGCGCATAAACCTGTCCGATCTGTTCAAAGAGGCGCAACGAGCGGGCGTTGTACCAATGGGACACAACCCTGCTCTTTTATCCCGGCCGCCAATAACAGTGGTTGCAGCGGCGCGACTGAGCCTCAGCGAGTGGATACAGATTTTTAAGTGCGCTAAATACCGGGCACCGGTTTATTTTCAGAACGCGATGCTGCTGGCACTGGTTACCGGCCAGCGCTCTTCGGATTTAGTAAGAATGCATTCTCGCGACGTCAGGGATGGTTATCTTTACATCACTCAGTATAAAACGGGAGAAAGCATAGCCCTGCCGCTTAGCCTGCGCCTGAATGCTATATCTACCTCGCTCGCTGAAGTCATCGATATTTGCCCGTCAAATGGCCTGATGCTGCAAACGGACTCAGGAAAGCGCATTAACACCTGGTCATTGTCGCAGTGGTTTGAAGTTTGTCGTGAGTGCTGCGAGCTGTCAGTTCCTCCCGGCTGTACTGCACCGCCGTTCCGTGAACAGCGCTCTTTGGCTGAGCGACTTTATCGAGTGCAGGGCATAGATACTCGCACACTACTGGGCCATAAATATCAGCGTATGACAGATAAGTACAACGACTTGCGAGGAAAAGATTTCCGGTATTTAACGCTCAGTTAAACATCGGCAGAGAGAGCGTCGGTAGGATACTGCCGACGCTCGCAGCGGTAATAATGAAAACGATTTGCTAATGCATTAAGCTTCATGATTCTAATAGCACTCTTAGCATGATATTTGCTTTTTTACGATCGTAAAGCCTTCAGTAGTGATATTCTGCATGTACTCTAATTTCAGCCGCTGGTGTTCTCAGCTGATGAGCATTGCCCAGGGATTTTAAGAGATTTATTGTGACTCCTGCGTTCCTGAATCACTCGCTTTGCATCAGTGAAGGCATTGAACAAACCTTTCCCACAAAGCACAGGCTGAACATGGATAAATTATCTCGCTTGTTTCAAGGAATTCGCGATGCTCAATCATCGTACAGGCGCATCACTGATGAAGAACTCGCGTTAATTGCAAAAAAGTGTCATCGGGATGAAGTAGCAGCAATCCACATCAGACTAAAGCTGTTCCGGGCAGAGCTTGCCGTTTGCCTGGTCTGGGATGGTGATACGCAGGATTCAATCTGGGAAGCTATCTTTATGCATCAGCGTCTTTTAGCAATGGTGCAAGCTTTGCCTAAATAAGCTATTTAACTGGCCAAACGTATATTTTTAGTTTTATATAATGAAATAATGTATCACCTCTCGATTAATGCTGTGATATACCCATAAGGCAGTTGGTTATTTCAGATATTTAGGATTTAACTTTCCGCCAAACATCGGCGTCCATTTCAAGCCTGACATCTAGTGCCATCAGATAGCCATCAACCATACCCTCAGCATTCTGGAGCTTCTTACCGATGTGCGTATCAGAGCAATGATGCTCACATGCCAGCTGCATAAATGTTTTGCCAAAGATGTAGTAATCGAAAATCAGGTCATGTGCGACCGGATACTTACAGTGCAGTCTGGCCATAACGTCAGAGATAATCATTCCGTCATCGTCACAGCACTTCGGGCGTCTTTTAATTTTTGTCGGGATGATGCTAGCAAACCCGGCAGCGACTGATGGCCACCAGACCGCTTCATGGTGATCAGCAACCCAGGCTCCCCATCGTTCAAGCACTTGTTGAATATCGCGCATCATACCCCCGGTACTGAAACGAACAGATAAAGAAACTGGCGCTGTATTGACTTATAATCCTATGAATTTTGAACGATGCTTATTATCTCACATCCTGTTTATCAGCAAAGACTTTTTAAGGCACTAAGTTATAGGTACAATGAAATTTATGTTGCGGAATTTCAGCGATTCCGGATTTTGGGTATAGGATTTTTATTTCAACATAAGATGCATAGCTTGGAGTTCTCTTACCTCTCAAGGAATACTCATGACTATTCAGAACCTCTCCAGCCAGGAATTTTACGAAAAGCTAAATAAAGTTATCCGCCCTTCGGCCCCCATATCCTCCTTTGAAATGCTTTTTGGCCGGGAGAAGCAGGTTAATGAAATTGAAGCGGCGCTTTATGCTGATGGCCGTCATGTTTTCATTTACGGTGACCGTGGAGTGGGCAAGACTTCACTGGCCCAGACTGTAGCTGTTAAGCTGCAGACACAAAATGACCCGATTTTTGTTGGCTGTGAACCTGCCTCAACGCTCAGCACAATAGTGAATGACATCTTGCTCAAGGCAAAAATCGCTGCTGAACCGGCTTCTGAAACGACCTGGGGTGCCAGTGTAAGCCTGCTGGGTACAGGTCTGTCAGCGCAGCATAAGACAACTGAAAAGCCTCAGTCAAATGAGGTAAATTCTGTTTCATCAGCCGTTATGGCACTGTCCACCCTGTCAGGAAAGCACTCATCTGTTCCGCATATTGTTATCGATGAGTTTGATCAGCTTGAAAGTGCAGAAGAAAGGAAGAACTTCGGGAGGCTCATAAAAGCCCTTGGCGACCAGAACCTCAGAATCAAGCTTATCTTTACGGGTATCAGTGACTCTCTTCACTCACTGATTGGAGGACATCTTTCCAGTGAACGGCAAATTCATCAAACGCCTCTTGAGGCATTACCCTGGAGCGGAAGGGATGAAATTATCGACAGGGCCTTTGGTGAGTTTGATCTCAAGCTCAGTGAGGATGTGAAATTCAAAATTTCCGGACTCAGCGATGGCTATCCTCACTATGTTCATCTGCTGTGCGAAAAAATCCTTCAGTGCGCATTCTCTAAAGATGAAAAAGTGAAGCAGATCGACCAGGCACTCTTTCTGGAGGGCCTTCAGGATGCCGTTAGCTCCGTTGCTGAAACACTGAAATACGATTATGTGCAGGCAACCCACTGCCGGCCTGAGTACTTTCACCATATGTTGTGGGCTATGGCCGACTCTGGCGATTTGCAGCGGGAAAAGAAAACCATCTTCTTCTCGTACAGTCACATTTGTGAAGCGCGAGGCTACAGTCAGCTTGAGAGTAAACAATTTGACCGGCAGTTTTCAAAACTGAAAAAAGATGATTATGGTAAGGTCATTATTCCCGCACTTGAAGGAAGAAAAGGCTGGTTCAGATTCAAGGAAAATATGCTGAGAGGGTATGTCAGGATGATGGCTGAACTTAATGGTGTGGATCTGGACTTTGACCGCCGTTTTACCGCAAATGAGCCTTCAGCGCAGGCAGTTTCATATCGTTCGGGATCTTACAGGCCGCTAACGCCAGTTGAGAATCAAATATACAGGCGTGAGCAGATGCAGTTGAAAAGTAAGTCGTGACGTTTACTAAAAGTTTTTTAGTTTACTATTGCACCTTTATCAATTCCGGCTACATTATTGATTCATGCCCTCATAACATAAGGTAAACAACAATGCATAAATTATCAGAAGTATTTGTAGACAAGAAAAGCACGCCAGGGATTTTCAAACCTAAAAATAGCGCCATAAAAGTAACAGAAACAATGTTCTACCTTAATTACCTTACTACAACCTTGAACAAATTAATAATGATAAGAGATGCATCAACAATTTTAATACAAAATGACACTAATATTTCAAGTATTCATGCAGACAAGAAATTCAACCTCTTAAATGGTAATTTAGGAGTGATGTCATTTTCAGCTGACGACTCTATATTTTATGGATTAAATACTTTAGCTGGGAGCTTCAAGATTCAAGAATCAATAAATGATGCTCTTAATTTATTCAATGATGATACGATAAATTTAACACCCACTGAAGATGGCGACATAAGAATTGAAAGAATTTCTGATGAAAAAAAAATATACAGCACCTTAACCCCTGAATTTAAATCCGAAAGGAATCATGATTCTGAATACCTTCTTCTGAATTACCTTTCCAATATCATCACTAACTCTGGAATAAAAAAAGGGAAACTATTATTAGTAACCGAGCGCATTCCTTGTAAATATTGCCAAGAAACCATCATTCAATTTTCACAAAAACATCCAAGTGTTTACATAGATGTGATGTTTTTACATTCATCCGGACTGAATCCATTCTCAATTAAGAATAGTAAAAAACAAAAAAGCAAATCAGTAAATTTTGATGATGATATTGAAAATTTACTTGAAAAACAAAATGATAAAATAAATTTTTACAAGGCAGACTTCTCTATAACAATTAATACTATTAAGCTCACACCAAAAGATGACGAATACCTTTCAAACGTGAGCTCTGCGCATAGTATCGAACAGTACAGGAAATACAATATGAATGTATCCCCAGATCTGCTACGACACATTAAGTCGAAGAAGTAAATATTTAAGGTATTCCTTTGGGGGAATCTGACGGCCGCGTTAACCCCCTCCTAGCCAATCATATTCAAAATTTGATCAGCTTATAGCGAATATATTAATGCGGAATTCCGAATTGAGAATAAGTAAACGTTTGAAACCGTACCGATGAATTTACAGATTGATGATGCCATATTTTTTTAAAAAACCCCAGACTTTTATTTAATCACTCAAAGGTAACAACATCTATTTTATGATGCGAATTTCTGCAAGACACACCCCTGAAAAAAAATACAACCCAGAATTATAACCCAAATATTTCCACAGTTCACTTTTCGTCCATGGCTGATATTACCCCCTGATACATTCGCTCCCGCGGAATTTAACAGTATAAATCTGGTGTCACGTTAACATCACGTTGTAGGATTTTGCTTACCTTGAATTTTCCCCCCATCAGCCGCTGAGCCAGTTTTAGGCTATCTACGCCTGTACGACTTAAAGAAACAGCGCTAATCTGCTTTGCTTCATAAGCGAATATTAATAACAAAAAAAGATGAATCAGCAGGAATTCAGTAAGTACTCCGACGTGCTTTTTCTAATATAACCGCCTCTTTTTCTTTATGAGCGCATCGGGTAATTAGTTGGGACTCGCTCATATTAAGATCTATAGCTATGAATTTCGTTGGTTTTGACCAAACTAGCTCATATAGTGATTGACGCCCCAGAGAAAAATACGACAAAATGTCTCCTCAACCAAATACATCACAAAAAAAACAAGAATCTTTATTAATTCTCCATAATTTTTTACCTAGCATTTATTTTCTTAAAATCATTTATATCGGTATAAACGGATTCAGCAATGAAAGGTCTAATATAACCGATGCCACTTCCGTTACTTATAACAAAGCCTTTATTTTTCCACTTAATCTGCATCGGCCATTCAGGGGGATATGTTCTGATCGACTGAGTATGCACCAATGCTTTTTTATGCTCTCCAGCTTCATTTTTGTCAACAACCTTATATCTTTCATAACCATTTTCATCATTATCAAGAATCGCGTAATTAATTTTGAATTTTATTGGCGACTTAATCGACTCGACATCCTTATGCAAACGCTCCAAGTCAACCTTATCGGAAGCATGGCCAGTATAGACATTACCGTTGCAAGCAAGTAACTGAAAATAATTATAACAGTCAATATCTCTTCCATTTCTAGTATTAACCCAACCATCGTTCGGCCTTAAATCATATACATCAGAATCATAAGCCATCATCAACACGCTCGGAGTTAGAGGAAGAAAAAATAGATTACCTGCTGAACTTAAACCATAGGACATTCCTCTAGCTCTTTCATCAATGAAATGCCATTTGTTTGTATGTATGGCAGGATCGTCAGACGCATAGAATCTTTTTTTCGATTTATTTTTAACAAGACACACCTTCATATCCTTTATGATATGGCGCGTGTAAATAAACGATCTCATTGATTCGAGGACGGCTTCATCTAGTTTTACCTTAAAATCATCGATCCCAAATCTATCGGTCATACCCTCAACAATTTCGACATATTTCCTAGACGCAGCCTCAGTCCTCATATGTTGCAGTAACCAAAAATCCAGCAAAAAATCAGAATCTGCTTCGTTTAACTTATATCCAGGAGTGACAATCTTTTTCACAAGTTTTGAATATTTCCCTTCAATAGGCTGAAGAGCTTTTTCAAGTTTTAAATCCTCACCATAAAAATAGCTCTTTGAACATTGGCTTTTTATAGATGCATTTGTAATAAAGTATTTCCTATAATAAATGTAGAGGCAAATTGAGCTATTAGAACCTTCATGTGAAAAACGCTTTAAATAGCATTGCGGTACAAAATGTTGATTCTTATTCGATGCCATAATATTGGCCTTCCTTTCTTAAATCTGCGGGATTAAAAAATGATTTTAAAACCCGAGAAACACAGAGCCTACCGTGCTTTGAAAAACTTCCTTTTTCGAATTAACTTCCCATCTCCTAAACTATAACATCCTGAATGAATAGCTAACCAAAACTGAATAGTTAGTGCATAGGGATGTATCAGTATCCTACACAGCCTTTTATAAACCCTTCCCTTTATGGCAATGCCTTTTTCGCCATGAGAGGAAAAGACGAAATGTCGATAATCTCCCAGCCGCCAGCGCCAGTAATGTGAAATTTCAACTTTTGCATTTTCGATTGCATTGCAATTCCACAACATGCCCCAGCAGCGTTTCCACTTATCATTCAGTAGCCAGTTATAGGTCAGGTAAGAAGTGATAGAATCAAAGACTGTCGAATGATGACCATTTGAAAGTGTTACCTGGCATTCCAAAAATTGTATTTCTTCTATGGTAAAGAAAATCCCACGCTCAGATGACTCTAACAAATCATCCTGAGGAATTTGATCAAGGGTGACAATAAGAGCGTTTTCATTAACGTTTGCTAGCTCAATTCTTTGCTGATAACGAATCCCGCTACCTCTTGCTTCAAAAAACATGTTGGCTTTTTTAATTAAACCATTTGGAGAACGAAAAGCCACTCTCGATTTTATTTTTCCATGATCAGCTGGATTAGATAGTCTTAAAGAATATTCAAGGTGCTCTCCAAGTTTTTCCCAGCGCGCACCTAAGCGCAGTCGTTTTTGTTTAAACTCATGAGATTTTTTGTAAGTTTTAAGTAACCAAAAGCGAGTAAGCTTATCCCACCCCCACTTAATAATCTTACCGATTAGGCTCCAGGGTGTTGGAAAGTTCATTCTTATCACCTAGCACTATAATGCGAAAGTACTAGCCTATATTATTTCAGAAACATATAAGCCAGTAAATTCAGGTTCAGATAGCAAGATCCAGAGGCAAATCTGAAATATCTTTCAGCCTCTTCCCGTCAACCATGACCGCCAGCATCTCGGCTGCATCATTTAAGCCGAGATGCTCAACTGCAGCCTGAAGTTCATAAAGAGCGAAGTGATAAACGCAATCAATATCACCTGTTCCCAAAGCAATAGAGGCAAGTCTGCTAGGGGTTGGCTCAGCAGTGACGACCATGATATGTGGAAGAGTACCTTTACGATTTCTCATCAGATTGAGTGCTTCAGAGCGGGCATTCTGCGCGCGGTCACTTCTTATTGTCCACTTACAGGAAATACTCGCATGCAGTAACGGTCTACCGCCATTTGATTCGCGAAGACCTGACATTAAAGTGACCGAATCATTCACGATTAGTTCAGGCTTGTTGATAACGCTATCATGCTCAGGCTCACGAGCAACCACGATATCAGGTGTGATTGTGTAGTCGCTTCCCAAAGCAGCGGCAAGTTGAGCATCACTTCTGGCTGCTTTATCCAAAGCTATCAGGTGGGCATATTGTTCATACTTCGCTATTTCAAGGCGGTTACGTCCTGAAACTTGTTGGACTTTCCATTTACCTGGTCTTAGGTGACCAAGCTTCAGAAATGTCTTTTCAACAAACTGAGCGCAGATGCTTTCGAACTGATTACCTGAGGTTTGGCCAGCAATTCTTTCGCCTATAGTCTCAGCCTGCAGCAAACGGGCAATTTCACGAGCTATCAATTTACTGTTATTGTTACTGCTATCGGCATTACTCACTACGCCTGCGGCGTTAATGGTCAGCGTATTCAAAAGAAGCTGAGCATGGAATTCTTTACGAGCTTCTGCAAAAGCAACAGTACCGTTTTCGTATTGTTCGTCCATAAACCTCTATCCTTTAAGCAGCGTTTTGTTTTTTAGTTAATAGTACATCTTCTTTCTTTGCACGCATCACATCAAGCACATATGCAGCAATTTTTCCAGCAAAGACAGGAGGAACAGCATTTCCAATCTGGCGTGCTACTTCAGTTTTAGAGCCCAAAAACACAAAATCATCAGGAAATGACATTAGCCTTGCTGCTTCACGGTGTGTAATCGGCCGATGCTGATCTGGGTGCAAATAACGTCCTTTTTCGGGCTTGAAGAACTCTGTACGTATAGTCACCGAAGGTCTCTCCCACCAGAGACGCCCGAACAAATCAGTCCCGCCTGAAGTTTTCTTGACCCAGCAGGCAGGAGTCAAATCCGGACGATTTCTCTGCAGATCAAATCGATTACCGCCAGGAGGCACGGCCTGATAGCGTTCTTTCGAAAGCTCCGTAGGATTACGGCCAAAGTGAAGGTTTAACGGCGGCAGCTCATCACGAATTTCAGTTCCTACAGGCTCAGGTAAATCACCAATCGCCTCACGGGTAGAAATCCACGAAGGAAGCATGCCAGCTTTCTCAGGTGCCAGATGTGTAGGTGCTGGCGGGAAAGCCGGAATATTGTCCAGGTTGAACTTTTCGCGTTTGATGCCTATAGCTATAGTCCTTTTCCTGGTCTGAGGCACACCATAATCAGCAGTGTTAAGCACTTTTGGGTTCAGCAGGATAAAACCCATTGACTCAGCTCTGGCAGTAATATCGGCAAACTCATCGCTTTTAAGCAGGCCTGGAACATTCTCCATTACAAAAACGCTAGCGCCAGAAAGCTGAATGATGTCCATGTAGGGTTCCCAGAGAGCTCTGCGATGATCCCCTTCCCTGTTTTTGTTAAGCAGGCTGAACCCCTGGCATGGTGGTCCTCCTATCACGATATCGGCAGACGGGATCTCATTAGAAGCAATCCACTCTTCAATATTGGCCTTGATGCCATGTGTGTTGAAGTTTGCGTTGTAAGTCTTTATAGCAGCAGCATCACTATCTATTGCAAGAATGCTTTCAAAATGAGCAGACATTTCTCCATGACAAAACCCGGTCGATAGACCGCCAGCCCCACAGAAAAGATCTATCACCTTGAATTTGTTGCCCATATGCTCCACCGCTTAGTTTATTCTGACTACCATTAGCTCTAATTTATCATATTTTTAAGCTGTATAAATACCCATACCCCAAGCATTCAGTGCTGTACCGAAAGTGACAGGCCTTTCCCCTCTCTGATGGCTTACAGCTTTCAGGCTGTAGTTAAAACTGTAGGACTCGAATTAGCATAAGCATCCCCCTTTTCCAGCATGGTCATTAGGGAGTATTTCCTCAAACGGGCCTTCTTTTCTCCTAGGTAAATGCATGGTTTACTCTAATGCAGTGCTAACCACTCAGACTTTTCATGTGCAAATAATTCGTGCATAGTGAATGGTGTGCATGCAACATATTTCCCGTGCCAACACCCAGCTTTCTCCTTATGGAGAAAGCATATGAGTGTCGCAGAAACGCTTCTTCATGAAGTATCTTAACAGCGCTAGGTAAAATATTAATAATGTCGCTGTGTATTGGTGGAAAGGGGGAAGGTTAGTGCATGCAATATTAAAAATCGCCTAATTTTTTAATTCCATCTTGAAAATTTATTTAAAAAATTATATCTATAGATCATCCAGAAACCCCAAGGGTATCATCTGTAGTTTACAGGCCCAAATCATTAAACTACTAACATCCCCCACTTACAATGAAGAAAACATGAGCTACGAAAACCAAACAAAGAATCAGCATTATATATCACAAGTAGAGCAAAGATTTAATTCGATAAATGGCAATGGAAAAAAAATTTATTCATTCTTGCTTGAGGATAGAGAGAACTGCAAGATTAATTTAGAAAAAGTTAAAGGGAAGAATATTGAACATACCCTATCATTCACTGATCTTTATACATATGATTTTTTGGATGAAGGAGTTAGAAAGAATTTTGAAAAATCTTTTTCCAAATATGAGGAAAGAATAAAGGGATCCACATTATCATTCATGGATAAATTAAATGCAAAGAATAAGGATTTGATTGATGAAATATTTGACATACTATCATTGAAGTTTTTAAACTTCATTCGAAACCCTTTTAATATTAAAAAATCATTAAATACTTTTGGTTCGCTAGCGAGTTATGTCCCGATTGATGAAACACTTCAAGATGAGTATGAAAAGTTAGAGAGAAGAGATGATGAGGGCATTTCTCGAATATGTAAAACATTTGGTGTGAGCAAAGAGGAATATTATCAATGGATGAGAGTCATATTTCTCTCACTAATGGATGCCTCCGGTAATGGCCGTACTATGCTGGACGATTTGATCGCTAACTTCATTACAGATAAGTCAGTAATGACAGCTGTATGGGTTTATAATTTTGGCGAAGGAAGCGTTGATAAAAAAGCATGCCTTAGCGACCGTTCATTTGTTGATTTATCTGATGGTGAAGATGGGAGTTTAATAATGGCATTTAATCTCACCACCAACTGCTTCATAAAATTTGCACTTGTAAAATTAGATTTACTGATAGCCAATTCACCTGAACCTTTAATTAATATAAAAGGTGCCCGTGAGGCTTATAATTTGTTACCCAAGCAAATCAATGTTCGCTTAGTGTCAGATTTTAATGAAGCTGAACAGGCATTAAAAAACTATAACATGAATGCAGTTTATCAATGTCATGAGAAGGTGTATTGTTCCATAAATACCGTTTACGGGTTATAAATACACCTTTACAATCCTTTTTATAGGTTGATGTTATTTATGAGATGATTTACACATAAATTATTAAGCGTCACTCAGCGCCGTAAATTGACACGGCTGGTTAGTGGATCTTATTGATGATGGTTCGACACCGTTTTTTGGCTCAGTGCCATCTGCCAAAGTCATAACTTAAGACGCCAGATAATTTATAGCGTCTTATAGCACTTCAAACAGCTCAAACTCTTCAGCGACCAGCTCCACATCGTCAGAAAAAAGTCCTTCACCAAATAAAAACTACTGATGTTCTTTTTGCCAATATTTAAAGATTAAATCGCTCTTTCCTTCTTTGCGAGCGAACTCCACAGTAACATCACAAAAACGTACAAATCGCATCAAAATAAGCCAAGTGACGCAGACCGGGACGTTCTGGCCATTAAGGATGATGGCATAGCTCCCAATCTTTACCGCAGATTTTTCGTTCTGGTCAGAGGTAAACGATCCGCTGGATGCCATTTTTATCCCGCTTTTAATCAGTTCTGTGAGCTCGCTGGCTAACTCCGGACTATCACCCATTTGAGCAACTTCTGCGCCCAGATACTTAACTTTTAATTCTTCAACCGTAACTATTGAGAGTTCTTCCTGACCATAGATGAAACGTCACATGGGTTTTAGCATGACCTGTCCGGGCTTTAACAGCGATGCATTCCCTCAGAGGCTGATACGCTACCTACTCATACCAATTTGTCGCCTTTTTGCTTTGTACCATTTGCTTTGAGCAAAACCTTCAACTGCTTAATATGTTCGACTGCCCTTTCGGTGCTGGCTGGCACGTAGAGCTTTTCTACCTGAAGGCGTGGCGGTGAAATGAATTCGCCTGCCAAAATCCGTTTGGCCATCTTATGGAGTTCGGTGCGGCATTTTCCACGCAACTCTGATTCGCTGAGACCCTTTAAGCGCATCTGACTGTACAGGCCAGTGACCATCCAGTAATCCGCGTTAGCCTTCCAGGGATATTTTTCAGGAGTTTCATACAGCCTCGCCGGGCGCAGTATTTCATCACCATGCCATAAAGCTCATTTTCATCGGGCAAGCCGACAGCACTGTAATCGTCTCGTTTGCACCACTGGATAAACTCACCCGGTGAGGGCCAAAATGGTGATTAGCTAGCGTGCGAATGGCAGCCGCTAATTCGTTATGACATGTTACCCGGTTGCGTCTGGTCGACAGTCAGCTTACAGCCTTTTCAGACAATTAGGCCAAAGGCTGACGATGCTGCCCCTTTACGGAGTCTAAGTGAGAGGTCAGGTATAGATACTAATGTCAGCTTTGTGCTAGGAGAAGACGTTGTCATTCGTTAGAACAGATATCCAATAATGCTTAGTATTCTTGGGTAGGTTGCTTACAAAATGCTCAGGATTAGGTAATGCAATCACTGCTAGCATCTAATAAGTGTTTTGAGCTAAACTTCAATGGAAGTATATAAATTTCTTTATTTCTAGTGGTTATCAAAAGAATGTAGACGAGATTATATGACTATAAGTGCTGCTGTCTTTTTTAAAGAAACTCAGAGTGTAACGGATGAAATGGGGGATTTTTTTTCTTTCACTTGGGCAAGTTACGCTGGCTTGAGAGAATTATGGTGGCAAACGCGAGGGTTCAAAAGTTGTTATCCAGATACATCTGATAAAGAATTATATGAGAAATTTTTCTCAGGTTTACAATTACCTGGCCGTGTTGACTTAAAAACGTTATGTATCAGTATGGACTGGCAAGAACACGAATATAAATTCAGTTCAAATCTAATTTTTAATGCTTGCACATTATTCGAAACTTGGATAGAACGAGTTTGCTCCTATACAGTTCCATCAAGTCAGGCTTGGTTTCCAAAAGCTTTACAATGTCCCTACCTACCAGGCACAACTAATCAGAAAACATACATTGATTGTATAGACTATATTAAATCAAACAAATCCAATTACTTAAATGATGAAATATTACCAACCTTAACAAAACACAAAGCAAATGCGTGGCCGCGTCTAAATTCTTTGTTAATAATTTATACATACTTCAAGAGCATAAGAAATAATTTGGTGCATTCAGGAGGGGTTGTTACAACGACTATTGTAAATAAGCAAAATGCGCTCATTTCAGAGTTGTCAACCAATGGAAATCCCGTGAAAGGTGTTTTTGAGATACCTACACAAATCTTGGGTGAGAAAATAAAATTACCAATCAAAGATTCTATAAACATCTACAGCGTTTTAAAGTGTTTAATTTTTACTTATGATGCGGCACTCAGTACAACAAATTATAGTGAAGACACGTTTAAAAAAAGACTGCGGAGTACGGTGGAAAATAGCAAGCATTCGTTATATAGAGTGCCTGTAGATATAAGAAAAAGAAAAAGAGTTCTAAGGTCTATACTTTTAAGATCAAACCTCCCAACCGATATTGATTTTGATAAATTTTACTCTTTTCTTCTTTCCAATGGAATTATTTCCCGATGATAGTTACGGGTGGTTATCAATAGAAAGATAAAGCTACCCAAACTTCAAAATCCTTATACTGCTTACCGATAAACATGAAAATGAGCAGAAGGTCCGCTCTTCGCTCAAAGCGGACCTTCACCTTAGGCTGTCGCCTTCTTCAACACACTGATTCAGAGCCGAAAAACCCTCACTCTACCCGCTTCTGAATCCCTCTGGAATCTCATAGGACATATCAGGTATCACATTAACGCCGTGATGCTTTGCTCACCTTATACTGGCGTCCCTACACCAGCCTCTGAGCCAGTTTCAGCGGCCACTGCACGCGCATGCCCAAAGGAACTATGCCAGCTCGCTCTTTGCCAGAAGCGGACTTTGCTCTGGCAGCTTCTTTTAGTCAGTCGGAAGTGATTTAAACTTTTATTGCCCCTCTCACTTTATCTAACATGTACGCTTAGAAAAAATGTTGTAGTGTGCTGAATCGTTACTTTTTATATGAAGTCTTATTTTTGGACTTATATATGGCTACGCGCTTAAAGAGGAAAGATGGATAAGTATGCGGAACGACTTACAGGGTTTATGCGGGCTGTAGGCTGTATGAATGATACGGCAAACCGCGTGTCTGACTATTTTGTGATTAAACTTGAGGAAAGCGACAGTTTGCTGACGTCCTTAGAGATGTATCATTCGTCTGTCACAGATAAGTTTCCGGCAGCATACTGGCATCCACAACTTAGAGCATGTTCTCAAAAAATATTTATGGAAACAGTGGCATCATGGTTCTTTGAGCATACGGATACCCAGCTTCTGCCTTCATCGCTCAAGCAAAACCTCCTCACTAATTTTATAGATGATCTCAATGAAATGACCGGTGCTCCCCTGTTCTTTAGCCTCATCACCAGCCCACCAGTGTGGTATGGCTCCCTGCACGAAGAGTTTGTCATTGAGTCACAATATGGCAATTACCTCGTTCATTTCAGTTGTCACTGATCCCTTTGTCACAATCCAAAGTCAGCAAAGCTTCCCTGAACAACTTCTACCCCGGTTAGGGAAATCAAGCTGAGGGCTTCCCACTCAAGCATACTGATTACGGCTAGCCGGTCCGGATACCCGTCTGGGATCGCCCCCTGCTTTTCAGCGAGATCATCTGCCGGGCCTGCTCCGTGAGCGCAGGCGTCTGAATGAGCTGTGCCACTTTGGCCATGAGGAGCTTCTTTTCGACTTTATTAGCGCCTTCAGGTGCGCCACGTGATTCAGGGGCTTCTCGTTGCTGACCGGCACGTAAAACTTTTCCAGTTGCACACGCGGTGCCGGGATTTGCTCACCAGACCGGATGCGCACGGCCATTTTACCCAGCTCGCCGCGACACTTCACGCGCAGCTCCTGCTCCGTCAGCCCCTGCGCCCGCATTGTGCTGTACAGGCCAGTGACCATCCAGTAATCCGCGTTAGTCTTCCAGGGATATTTTTCAGGAGTTTCATACAGGCCCCGTCGGGCGCAATATTTCATCACCATGTCGTAGAGCTCGTCTTCATCCGGCAAGCCGACAGCACTGTAATCGTCTCGTTTGCACCACTGGATAAACTCACCCGGTGAGGGCCAGAACGGCGAGCCGCTGGCGCGAGCGCGTTTCATCCCCGCCGACAGCTGCTGCTTCGAAGTAATGCTGTTCTCCACGAAAGCCGCAATCCACTGCCGTTTCGCCGCGGCTTCGTCACGCGGAGTTTTCAGGGCCGTGCTGACTGACGCAGGGAACAGCTGCCTGAGGTTGCTGAACAGAATATCCACCAGCTGTTCAACGGCTTTGTGCACGCCCCGCTCTGCTGACCGGGATGGGCATCCGGCAGTAACTGAGCGCGCGCTGGCATTCCGGTTGCTTTTGGCTGAAAAGGAACTGTTCACAGGAAATTATTCTCCCATTCGCTCAGGTCGTTGCAGTGAGGAGCAGGCGGACTCACCTGCCCGGCTCCGCGGAGTACGGCCTGTTTGTTCTGGTAGCTGAGCTTCTGGCTGGCTGTGATAAACCAGCTTTTTGGCCGCTCATGTGAAAACTCAATGTCGAGTTTCTGCAGCTCATAGAGCAAATCAACGCTCGAGTAGAGTTTTTGCCACGATGCAAAGTCTGCGTGGTTCAGCTTCAC